TCCTAGTATTACTAATTTCCTCAAATAATTAGCTACTTTTTGGTTTCCTACCTAGATAAGTAACTGTTTCACACAGGAGACCCCCCACCCTTACTTATAAACCGCTATACAAAATTTTTTTTTCGCTATATAGTTCGCCTATCCGGGTTAATAAGCCGCGCAATGATTTCACTAGAACCAGATATAGGCATACCTTTTGTGCCTCAAACGCCCTATACGGATTTACGTGTCCGAGCAGCGGCGGCATGTGCAACTGCACTGCAACTGCAAGATGAAGGGTTAGACATACCAGACCCTACCCCCGCAGACATAGGTTTAGCTCAACGCCTATCCGAAGACTACGCCACTGACCCTACTGGGGTATCTCAAATGATGACAGCGGCTAAGATTGGCAAGATACCACCCCCTGCATTAGTAATGGCCTCTAACATCCTCGACCAGTTTGGTCATGCCGTTGTAGAGAATGCTGTGCAGTTACGCCATACAGTAACCAACAAATTAATTGAAGAAACAGAGAACCCTGATGGGCGTATACGTCTACGGGCGCTTGAACTGTTAGGTAAGATATCTGACGTTGGCTTGTTCTCTGATAAGTCAGAATTGACAATCACCCATCAGACAACAGATGACTTACGGCAACAACTTAGGTCACGTTTAGAAAAACTTATTATTATCCCCGATGAGGATGTTACAGAAGGTAACCTTATAGATGTGGATGATGTATTAGGGCAAGTTGACACGCTACCGGAAGTTTCTCCAAAGGAGAACGAGTTGCTTGACGTAGGGGGGTTTGATGACTAAACCCGCCGTGCAGAATAGTTACAACAATCGGGAACCAGTAGCGAAAACCGTTAAGGAGGTGACCAAAGATTTCACTGAGGAAGAGTTACAGTTACTCCTCAGTAGTGTTGACACCATGAGTGACGCGGAGCTTGGTGAGTTAGATAACATTATCTCTGAGTTAGATATACGGCGCGAGACACAAGCCGCAGCAGATGACCTAATAGAGTTCTGTAAACTAATGCAGAACGATTACATTGTGGGTAAACATCATCGCATACTAGCTAAACTATTAATGGAGATAGAGAGCGGAGTAAAAGACCGAGGGTGTGTAAACATACCCCCACGACACGGTAAAAGCCAACTAATCTCTATCTTCTTTCCCGCATGGTACTTAGGTAGAAACCCCAAAAAGAAAGTAATGATGGTGTCGCACACCACAGACCTCGCCGTAGACTTTGGGCGTAAGGTGCGAAACTTGATTTCTACAGACGAGTACAAACGCATATTCCCTTCGGTTGCCCTAGCAATAGACTCTAAGTCAGCAGGACGCTGGAACACTAACTACGGTGGTGAGTACTACGCGTGTGGCGTTGGCTCATCTATCGCGGGTCGTGGTGCAGACCTATTAATTATTGATGACCCTCACTCTGAGCAGGACATTATTAATGGCAACTACGAGGTATTTGATCGGGCTTATACATGGTTCTCTGCCGGAGCTAGACCACGTTTAATGCCGGGAGGTGCTGTCGCTATTGTACAGACTCGGTGGCATCTTGATGATTTGACAGGCCGTGTAGTACGAGACATGGCAGGTAATAGTAAAGCAGACAAGTACGAGGTAATTGAGTTCCCCGCTATATTGGAGACCGAAGATGCCGAAACAGAAGCTATCGTTGAAAAACCGTTGTGGCCCGAGTTTTTTGATCTGGAAGCCTTACATCGTACCAAAGCGTCGATGCCGGTGTTTCAGTGGAACGCTCAGTACCAACAAGACCCCACTGCAGAAGAAGCGGCTATTATTAAACGCGAATGGTGGCGCACATGGACTGCGGAAGACCCCCCTCAATGCGAATGTATAATCATGTCATTGGACTCCGCAGCGGAAACGCACAACAGGGCTGACTTTACAGCGTTGACTACGTGGGGCGTATTCCTAAACGAGGAAGAGGGTGAACACCACATCATCTTACTGAACAGCATTAAAGATAGGTTTGAGTTTCCAGAGCTTAAAGAGATGTGCTTACGGGAGTACGAAGAGTGGGAGCCAGACTCGTTTATTGTGGAAAAGAAATCATCAGGCGTAGCTGTGTATCAAGAGATGCGAAGGATGTCGATACCTGTGCAAGAGTACACACCACACCGAGGATCAGGGGATAAAACTGCAAGACTTAACGCTGTGTCTGATATAGTATCCTCCGGTATGGTATGGATGCCCCAGAAACGATGGGCAGAAGAAGTAATAGAAGAAATTGCAGGGTTCCCTTTCGCCTCTAATGATGACTTAGTGGATTCTACAGTCATGGCTTTAATGCGTTTTAGGCAAGGCGGGTTTATTAGGTTAGCCACAGACTACCAAGAAGATCAGAAGTACTTTAAACAGAAACGAAGTGGGTACTACTAATGGCAAGTGACAACACAGTACTCTATGACCTGTTAGAGCGGCAACGCAAGCGCATGGGTAAGAAGTTTCAGACTGAGATTGATGAGCAGCAGTTTCATGATGAGATGGCTAACCTAGCACTTCTTACACGGCATATGGAGTCGGACGACAAGAACGATGCGATTGTCCTACAGAAAGATGCTGATGGTAACCCCATAACCAGTGCTAAAGGAGCGTACCAGTTTGTAGACGCGGCTGTAGACACAGGGAAACAAAGAGCGTTAAATCGCGGAGTACCGGAAGACTACGTTAACGACATACCACAAGATCCCCGTGAGTGGTCGCCGGAGCAAGGAGAAGTAATGTTTATAGCAAACATGTTTTCCCAGACAGGATCAGACGCAGTACTAGCAAAAGTAGCTACAGGCGATATGGACGCTTACAAAGAAGCTTATTCGCGCTTTCATCACACAAACCCTGATGAAGCCACACTCAAAAGAATGGAAATATTTTTTCCTACGTCTACCGAGAATACTTAAATGGCAATAGATAAAGCGTTATACAGTGGTATGGGTACAGCCCTCATAGACCAGCCAGATGACGAGGATACGGTTGAAGTCTTTTTGGAGGGGGATGCGGAAGCCGAGGTTGGCATCGTTATGTTAGAGGATGGCGGTATGGAGGTTTCCTTTGGCGAAGAGGAGATTACCCAAGAAGACATCCCGTTCGATGCCAACCTAGCGGGGTACCTAGAACAAGACGCGCTAGACGGTATATCCACAGACTTACTAGAGCTAGTGGCTGCGGATATTACCGCCCGTAAGGAATGGGCAGATACTTTTGTGCAAGGCTTAGATGTGCTGGGGCTTAAGTACGAAGAACGAAGTGACCCGTGGGAAGGCGCGTGTGGCGCGTTTTCTACTGTGTTATCTGAAGCAGCTATCAGGTTTCAAGCAGAGACCATGAGCGAGACTTTCCCTGCAGCAGGGCCAGTAAAGACAAAGATTATAGGGGAAGAAACTAGAGAAACTTTAGCTGCCGCAGAACGTGTTAAAGCTGACATGAACTACGAGTTAACTGAACAGATGGTAGAGTACCGGCCCGAGCATGAGCGTATGCTATATAGCCTTGGGCTATCTGGTTCTGCCTTTAAGAAAATTTATTTTGATCCTACTATGGGGCGACAGACAGCAATGTTTGTACCCGCAGAGGACATTATTGTCCCTTACGGCGCTTCCCACATAGATACAGCAGAACGTGTTACGCACATAATGCGTAAGACTAAGAACGACATACTTAAACTACAGGTTAGTGGGTTTTACTCAGGAGAGGAGTTAGGTGATCCAGCCCCTTTCCATACTGACATTGAAGAGCGTAAAGCTGAAGAAGAAGGCATTGAGCTTAACGATGATGACCGCTATGCCATCTATGAGATACACGTAGACTACGTTATTGATGAGCTAGCAGATAGTGAAGATGGCATTGCCCGTCCTTATATAATAACTATCGACAGAGGTACCCAAAACATACTGGCTATCTATAGGAACTGGGACATAGAAGACCCATTAACTAAGAAAAGACAGCATTTTGTCCATTATGTATACGTTCCGGGGTTTGGTTTCTACGGATTAGGGCTTATTCACATTGTTGGAGGCTACGCCCGTACTGGAACCTCTCTTATTAGGCAGCTTGTAGACGCTGGTACGCTAGCAAACCTCCCCGGAGGGCTTAAAACGCGTGGTTTACGCATTAAAAACGATGATGAGACCATTAATCCGGGTGAATTTAAGGATGTAGACGTACCTTCGGGCAGTATTAGAGACAATATCATGGCTCTGCCTTATAAAGAGCCAAGTCAGACGCTATTACAGCTACTAGATAAGATAACTACCGAAGGTAGGCGGCTAGGCGCTATCAGTGACATGAACATCTCTGATATGTCGGCAAATGCCCCTGTAGGTACTACTTTGGCGCTATTAGAGCGCACTTTAAAGCCAATGGCTGCGGTACAAGCGCGTGTCCATTACGCTATGAAGACAGAATTTAAGCTACTTAAAGCAATAATGGCTGAGTACGCCCCCGAGGAGTACCAATACAAGCCAAATAGAGCGGAACTTAGCGCAAAAAGATCAGATTACGACAGCACTTCTATCATACCTGTCAGTGATCCGAATAGTTCGACAATGGCACAACGCGTTGTCCAGTACCAAACTGCCCTACAGATGGCCCAACAAGCCCCTCAAATATACGACCAGAGGGTGTTACATAGGCAGATGCTGGAAGTTATTGCTATTCCTAACGCAGATAAGATAGTACCCATACCAGAGGATATGACTCCCGTAGACCCTGTTAGTGAGAATATGGCAGCCTTGGTAGGTAAGCCTATGAAGGCGTTTATATACCAAGACCATAAGGCTCATATGGCTACCCATACGGCTTTCATGCAAGACCCCGGAATCGCACAGACTATAGGGCAGAACCCTATGGCAAATCAGATTATGGCATCACTACACGCTCATATAGCGGAACACCTAGGG